GCAGATATATACTTGAGTCGGGGATATTCTGATGTGGAGGCGAAATCCGGCGTTCATAAGGGAACATATAAAGTGTTCGTAAATTTTATTCCTGTGGCCGACATCACTTATATTGTGCCAGAGATATACAGGTCATTAAAGAAGGACATTATAAAGGTTAATGGACTTTCCTATGCTCCGCCGAATTTCCTGAGAATGGGGATGTATTTGGAATTGTCTCGCCCTGACGGTGACGTTAGTAGATGGGAAAAGGTTCTCAAGCGGTTAGTGTTGCTCAACAAAAATTATCCTATTAAGAATTCTAGATGCGATTCTGTAAATTTTCAAAGGGTTTTTGAAGGCGAACAAGGAGACCGAGACGATATATACTATACTATTCGGGATTCTATAATTGACCAAGGATTAGTATTTTTTGGGGGATTCGCCAGCACAATGTATGGCAAATATATGCCACAAAAACAGCGAAAACAGCTTTTAACAATACCTGATTTCGACGTATTAACCGAAGACCCTGAAAAAACTAGCACGATAATCAGAGAGCGTCTTACCGAAAAAGGCTATAATAAAGTGAAAATTGTTAAGAAGGCGCCTGTGGGCGAACTAATTGATACTCATTATGAAATTATAGTTGGCGGCGAAACTCTATGTATTCTATATAAACCGAATGCGTGTCATAGTTATAATGTTATCAAAGTTGGAAAGAAAAAAATAAAAATTGCGACTATTGATACCATGTTGAGCTTTTACTTGGCATTCATATATGCGAATAGACCTTATTTTGATACCGAGCGATTACTGTGTATGTCGGAATACCTCTTCACGGTTCAATCAAAAAATCGTCTCAAACAAAAGGGGCTTCTCAAGCGGTTCACAATAAACTGCTACGGGAACCAGAATACGATGGAAGATATACGCTCGGCGAAGGCGAATAAGTTTAAGGAACTTCAGAATAAAAGGGGGTCATCCGAGTATGAAGAGTATTTTCTACGCTACACGCCAGGAGATATTAAAGATAAACAAAAAACAAAAAAACAAAATGAAAAGAAAAAAAAGACAGGCAAGAAGAGGAAACAGAGCCCGCGCAAGAAGACCCGAAAGAAAACGCGATTTTCTAAGTTAAAAAACCAATTTGGACTATAAATTAATTTTATAAAATATACTATAAAATATACTATAAAATATACTATAAAATATACTATATTCTATATTCTATAAAACGTTATACTGTATCTAACTTGTAATGTTATTTAATTCCATTAAAAATAATATCATCGTATATTCTCCAGCATATATTAATAAATCCATTAAATAATTTCGAATTTTTCACATAATGGGGGATAAATTTATAAATATACGAACAAATCTCTATACAAATAATAACATACAAAAAAACCACTTCTCTTATGCGAAGCATTATTGTTGATGCTAGAGACCATTCATTATAGTAACTACACATTCGCGATTTACCCGATGTTAATAAGGTGTCTATATCATTTATACCAACTAATAATCGTTCGTTCACATTATTCTCCCCGACAACGTTTAATACCCGGTGGAAATTAAATCTAGTAACTATCATGACAAATATGGCTGGGCGTGCGCGGTCATTAAATACGTGCGGTGAAATTCCATCCAGGTAGCGGTTCATATATTTAAACTCGCGATTTGATATGAATGGTACATGGCTCGATCTAATTATACACTCAGCTAGATGTTCGCGACTTTCAAATGAACTTTCAACGATTTGTTTACCAAGAACCATATCGTAGTAAGTTATATGAAGCGCGTTGTTAATGAGCGACAAATCCTCGGTCATATGATTGAAAATAAAATCACGAACACAAACAGCATATTGTGTTAAATCGAACCTTTGTTTAAAACATTTGCTAATAGACAAGAACATATCATTTATGTTATAATTCATAGTTGTAAGGTAATATAGCGCAATTAATGAACCAATACTGCATCCCGATACGCGCTTAACTTTAATTCGGTTTGTTTTTTCTAGTTCCTTAAGATACATAGCTACACCCAACCCCATACCACCATTAAACGCTCCGCCATCAAATATTAAATCTATTGTGGCGGGGGTATAAGTATGGTGTATACGATTTACTCTTTCGACCAAGGTTCTAATATATATGTCCAATAGTGTAGACGACATATATATTTTTAATATTAATTAAGGAATTAATCTACGAGCGATGAATATAGATTTTATTGAATAAATTCATACGCTTAAATAATCCAATGATTTAATGATACAATAATATGTGCTAGAAAATGCGAGACTGTTTGTTAAATATCCTAACATATTAAAATTACCGTCCTTATTAAAGAGCGATGGGATGTATTTTAAAGTATTTGTTTTGATGATTGGGAGCTGGAATACAAAATAGATAACCGATAATATGATGGGCACGTGAATATCATCATATATGGCATCCATTCTGTTATCGCTAGCCTGATTTTGCGCGTGATTGTTTATTATCTGTTCCTGATTGTATGTATCCTGAATATAATCTCCCTTTGGTTCAGGTATATAATTTGGCTGTAGATGATTGTCCTGTGTAAGATGTCCCTGTGTCTGTGGAATATCCCTCGATGGAAGTTGTAGCGCACCTGTCGCGGCAGCCTGCTGAAGTCCCGTAACAAAGCTATTTATATCAATGCTGTTGCCTTCGCCAGCAGCGGGCGCTTGACCAGGCGTCTGTGTGGACTGAACAATACCCTGCTGTAACTGGCTATTGCGTTTGGCTTCCATTTCCATAATCGGGTTATCCACCTTTTCATTTTGTTTGGTTACAGATTGGTTGATTGTAGATTGGTTGGTTACAGTTTGTTCGGTTACATTTAGATTTATGTTTGGTTGCGGCAAATCATCTAAACTTGTGGCCATATTTAATATAATTAAGTGATTAAATATATTAATTTTTTTACGCAATATCTACCTGTTTATTTTTTTGTGGATTACACATTACCGATTGTTCTGTATATTTGTAACATTTACCATTATGTTTGTAAACCGTTTTTCGAACTTCATCGAATGACGGTGCCTGAAACATCAGACAGTTTCTCGATTCGCACGATTTTCTAAATATACTTGCTAACCCAATGCCTAGTAAAATGGAAATTATTATTTTACCATACTTGGTATTCACTTTAGTGACAATATTCTTAAACATATATAGTATATACAGATTACTTTTGGATTGGTATAGTTACGGGGTTATGCTGGCTCATACACGAAACTTCGGTAGATTTGAATTGGTAACAATTGTCAGCCTTATCTTTATACTCTACCTTGTCAATGTTATCCGGGGTCGGATATACGTAGATAACTGTTGGTGGTGGTGTAGATAAATAAACGAATAACAATCCAATACTCAAACTGATAATGAAAATAGGGAATGAGATAATAGCAGTTATTTTCATATATATATACTGAATATTTTGTCTTGATTATTTTTTGTTTGTTATTATTTTGGCATTGTTTTGACTATTCAAAGGAATATACAAATCCGAGTGTATATATTCCCTCTGAATTAATTCGCGCGTATTATCGTTTTCATTATCGTCAATGAAATTGTGTTTGTATTTCGCAGCCTGGACCTTCTTTACTAATGGTTCAATGTCCCGTATATATATCCCGACCATATCCTTTAGATACGTCTCGTTTGCGTTACCATCATAATTCGTCTTTAGAACCTTTAATTCTTCAGTAATTTCGTTTAAACTTATTATTGCGGCATTAATCATGCTCGCATTGTCTTCGTTTTCAACGATAGATATATAATCCTTTCGGTAAATAACCAGTGACTGTGTTAAATTGCTAAGTTCGGTTTTCTGTTTTTTAAACTCCGTCAGTATTTTATTTTCGTCGGAATAATTAAATAATAAATCTAATTTAAGTCGCATTATGGTCTGTTTTATAATACGTATGTCCTCTTGAATACCTCTCTCGGTTTTTCTAATATTTGTATAATTTCCTCGGTTGATATTAATATTGAGTTTACACGGCGTCTTACAGCCACACATAGCAATAAGAGTATTGTTGTCCGTTTTGAATATGGTCTCGCCTGGCTCTCCACAATTAATACACGTTTTTTTTATTTGCTTAACCTTTAACCTTTTATCTTTTGTGGACAATTTTTTTGCGGCACGTATTTTATTTTTCGCATTTGTAAATTTTTTCTCATATTGTTGTTTCAGATTATAGTAGTCTTTTATTGCTACTTCTACGTTTTCATCCATATATATAATTTCTTTATATTAAATCTTATGCTATACATGGACTTTAACTATCAAATAACGGTAGGTCGGTAAGCATTGTTTTATTCTGCTTTATTGACGAAAGCTGTTGTAATTTGGAAACAATATACTCCTGTTTTCTACGGTTTTTAACAGCCACTTCACCTGGCGTCAGTTTCCCCTTGTATCTATAATATAAAATACTAAATAGAACCGCCATAAACATTGAACACATTACGATGTTATAAAAGAGGTTTATGTACTTCTCTTTAAATTTATGGCTCTCCTTTAGAGAGCTTCTCACAAAATATTTCATACCTGGCTCGCATAATAATGGATTTACACTCATTAAATATATATAGTATTATTTCAAAAAATATTGTCCCTATTATCTATAATGGAAATAGTTAGTCCAGAAACCCAATTTGGATTTGTGTTTTTCATGATAATTACCACATTATATTTTGTATTTAGTTATTTATTGTGCAAACCATCGCGTGGCCCCAAGAGTCAGAGTTTCGGTCTTATGCTCTCAGTTTGCTATTATTTAATGGTTTTATTTGGACAGTATATCATCAATTTATCAACCACAGCGAGTCTATGTAACGGAGTATATCAATATATGAATGCCGCCTATATAACACTCGTCCCGTGGGTTCTAATATTCGGAATATTGAATTTAATGCTTCTCATTTTTCCCGGATGGTTGTCACCATTTTCTAACACATTTGGGTATGGATTAACTGTAATGCTCGGAATTAAAACGGTTATCAGGAATGTATTCAAGGACCCAGGCACGGTATCTGGGCAGAGTGACAAGGCGACAGAGGCACTAAATTATATATATGGTAATCAGTCTCTTTTAGTTAATGAGATTACAATACCTAATTTTGAAGAATTCATTTCCTCAATGACCACGCTACTTAAAACGGGTGCCGACTCAAAAGAGGTAAAAATTCTCAAAGATTTGATTTATCTAAAAGAGTTGGTTGCGCACTATATGTGGTTTGTTTTAACTGGTTCGCTTGTTATCTCGGTTGCTACCAATTCTATTATTAATGCAGGATGTAGTTATAATGAGGAGGCGATAAAGGGTCTCAGCAAATTAGGCAGTATATCAAAATCGATTAACGCCGATTCTACGTTCTAATAAAGAGCATTGTGTATTAATGTAATAATTTAGGTAGGGCGAGATAATACAAAACTGAAAGGTAGGAGACAATCGCCAGAATTATTGATAGTAGCCACGCTGGAATGACGGTTTTGTTTCTAAATCCTAACCCAAAATCTCTCAATGTTCCGTCCCTCTTGAATACAAATGCCGGTTTAAACATAAGAACAGTTACATATAAAATCAAAAAAACAACTATAGAAAATGATGTAATATTTCGTCGTATTAAACTACGATACATTTATAATATATTATATCATTTAAATTTGGGTGGTTTATATTCACATTTTGGTGTATAATATATTATACTAGAGGGCGTGCGCAATATCGACAGCATATACCTAGAAGCAACCAATTATATGAAACTCACATATCACCGTCTAAGTCGCCAAAGTCGTCGTCTTCACCCAAATTTCCCATAGAATACTCTTCGGTATCGATTCTACTCGCCTCTTGTGTGTCGTTGGCATCGTCAATCTCAAATATTTCGCGGTTCATATCGTTGACCGCGTCATTTCTACCCAACTTAATGTCCGAAATAATTTGATTGTTCATCGCCTCGCGTTCTTGGTCGTAGGTGTCCTTCTGATAAATTCTTACACCCTTTTGAATCCCTTTATTCCAGCTCCCCAATTTATGATTTTTAAAATGATTTTGAATCTCCCGTTGCTCATCCGTCAATCCCCTCAGGTGGCCTGTAATCGTATCCTTTTCCTTTTCTCTTGACTGGTTGACGCGTTCCATCATATGTTCATATGTGTAGTTGATTTCATTCTTGTGAGTGCATATTATATTAGCATAATTATCAATGAGTGACGCAATCTTCTGATTCGTTGACTCTTTAATTCCGCTTATAATGTCTATTTCTATACCCAAGTCATCATCAGGGTCGCTCGTCACGTCAATATTCGGCGCACTGTTGTCATTGCGTTCGATTAACGCGAGCTCGTTAATAACGTTTCCATCGTTTAGTATATTTATGTGCTCCAGAATTATTGTGAAAAAATAAAATTTGAATAGCCTCATTGTTATCTCGCGGTCAAACACCGAATAGAATTTATTGTTGCCGCTCTCTAGAGGAGCATTATATAATGTGTTCTCGGATAACGCATATATATCTTGAGTTGTTGAGAAAATTCTATCTAAGACTAATTCAACGCCGTCATCGTTATAAAATCCGTCTATACCGCCATAATACTTGCTAATTATTGTTGAGAAGTCGGCGTTATGTTTGGCAGATAATTTCCAATGTGTCGGAGGAGTGATATTTTTAATACCGACACGATGTTTTATCATATTTGGAAATAATCTACATATTGATTTAATTGTAAGTTTCATATAGTTAATCATTTTGTAAACAACATCATTTTGGTTTACACGATTGCTGTCTATACTAAACTCGTTTATTGTTTTAAGACACTCAATTATTTTACTATGGGGTTTGGAATTTGTTTCCATAAAGTCGATTATTGTTGTCTCCATCATAGCATTTGTGTTGAATAAGTAGTTCTTCATATCCTCCATCTCCTTTGTATCCTCCATGAGAACACCTCTCTCGTAATTGTCAATCATCGCCTGAAACTTAATTATGAACGGTGGTGGCAATATGGTATCGCCTCGTTCGTTTGCCGACTCTATAATCGCGCGAATCGTACTAATGTTGTCGTGATCTGCGCGACCAAATTCTAAATTAACCATATTTTGCCGATTAACAATATTTACCAGCTGGTTTAGGTTTGCGGGTGTGTAGTTTAAACCCTCGTTTTTAAGGGATGTAATTTGGTCGCTAATGCTCGCCAGGTTATTAAACCCAGTCGGTTTTTCACCACATATGGCTCTAATTTCCTCTCCAATTGGCAATGGAGTTCCAATTTTACAATGATATATAAACGCCTTGTAAATAGTCTGCGTGCTATAATCCTTCGGAATGTCAGGGTATTTAAGTTTCGTGTCTATAGGGAACACGAGCGTATTTGCCTTTTTAAGAGTGTCCATATCATCCAATATATCCTGGGTTCTATTCACATAATCGTTGAGTTCGGCAATCTCAGGTGCTAGTTTAATAAAATAGTCTATTGTGATATTGTTGTCGCTGTCACAGCAGGCGTTTTCAAGGAACGGTTCAGAGAGACTGTTTGACAAAATAGCTGTTTTCTTATACACTACATTGTGTATGTGTTCCTGAATTTTAAGCGATGAATATATGATTTTTGCGCGCAATATATTAAGCTTTTCGTGTTGTCGTTTATCACCCTTTTTATAATTGTCGATAAGCTCTTGGTCAAACGCCTTTGAGGTTTGTTGAAATGTGGACAATTTCACGGTATCCAATGGTGGGAGGAACGTCTTCCATTTTTTTACGCTTACTGAATAGGGTATTTCGTCCTCTGGATTAGTCTTCATATACTCCATTTTCTGTCTCATCATTTTTTTACATTCGGCAGTGGGCAAAATGTATTTGGTTAGTATGTATTTTATCTTTTCCGCGATTGACTCTTCTTTCGTTTTCTTAATCGCGGACCACGGACTTTGGTCGGACTTAATCTTGCGAGCAATACACGCAATATACATAAGCCCTCCTGTATCTTCTTCTCCGCTCATAGGAAATCCAGTAAAAGATTTCTTACATCCCGGAAACCTTTTCCTGGTTTTAACCGATGGAATGCTGGTCTGAATAGATAGAAGAAAATAGGATAGGGTTATCATTATCAATTGCGAGTTTTCAGCATTTTCATACGAAACTGGTTTCTTTTTATTTGCCTGTATTTTGTCGTATATTTCACGAGACGGCATAACTTTATCCAGCGTCAAAACACTATTTCTCAATATTACATCGATGTATGGAGTAAGGTCCACTCCTATAAATTTAGCCATCGCCCTCGCAACATTATATATCTTCTCGGCCTCCACACGGTCAAACGTCATTTGTTTAATTTCTGACTGCGAGGAATAGTTAAACTCCGCCTCCATAACATCGCGACTCTTAATCTGGAATCCTGACTCCGTAAATCCCTCCTGCGTATCAAATAGGATAGGTCTAATATTATATCCGCTGTATTTATCGACCACAAATGCGTCGTCGTCGCTTTTCTCTCCTTGTTCGCTTGCGATATCGTTGAGAGCAATAATATACTCATCCACACCGTTTAGGTAAGCCGCAGACAGCTTATGTATAAACGTTGGCAAGAGTTTAATATCGGAAACTATACAGTAGAGCCACCATTCGTCTTCTCCGTCATTTGCTGGGCGCGTGTATGTGTTTACGAATTTGGAAACGTATGTTTGTTTTTCGCTCAAGTCAGTTAGTCCTAGGATAGTGTCCCTCAATTTTTCATATGGAGACCTGGCGCGAACGTTTTCCTCTAATACCACACCCAACTCCACCTGCTTCTCGTTGTTAATAAGGCGTTTGTTATTTTTTAATTTAATTAGCTCCTTCAGATTTTTAATAGCACTTTCGTATTTTAAAGTAATAGTGGCAATAACCTCCTCGCTACTTTTTTGTAGTTCATCGTCAAATTCTGCCAATATTTGTTTTATATTATTCTTATTAATGTTACTCTTTCCATCGCCAATATCCTCGCAATTATTGGCAATTGACACACACTTTTCGTTGAGATTACAGAATACCTTAGAGTCGTCACTAAATTCCGACTCGTCGATTGTGTCATCCAACACCCATAATCCGCCCGCACGGCGATAGTATCTCACGCCCACACCGTTTAAATCGTCCAGAATAGCATAATCGCCTTCCTCAACCTCCCTCATTTTATAGTATATCGCCTTTGCTTCTGTCATGGCCTTGTTATTCGCTAGTCCGTTGTTTTCGCGCAGGCGCTCTGCGATATATGCCAATTTGCCTGTAATATCATCCACATCCATATCGTCTAGAGCCGATGTATACTCTTTTATTAGCTCATAATAGGTAGGGTCGTATTTCTTGTCGTAATATGTCGCGACGTCATTATCGGCCTCTAGTTCGTCGAGGGCGATATATTTCTTCGCGATGACATATTTACTACAATCGCTAGTAGAATCTTCTGTTGGTTTCACAATCTCTTTCATCGCATCAATTTGGGATATGCCGTTGGGAACAATAAGCGATATTCCAACAAGACTAATCGCAGTGTTGTATAATTCACAACCATCATTTTCCTCGAATATTCTGTACATTTCTCCGTCGCTCAACTTTATATCAGTCGAAGATGTGTCAACACCATATCCCTGTATAACCGTATTCAAAACGGTCTCGTTATACCTCGCTAGAATACCCAATATTTTTGATTTGTGTGTCAGCGATTTTACATTTAGCGCAGATAAGGCCTTGTTAGCCGAACTGTATTTCGCTTTTACATCATTTATTTTCTCGCTAATATATCCAGTCACCTCTCTGTATTGTGTGAATGTAATGTCCTTTTGGTATACCATAAAAGGTTCCATATACTTTAGGATTTCATATACAGAGAGATTGTTGTTAATATGTGACTTTATTAAATCGAATAGCACGCGAGTTTTTGGTATAATCTTTTCAAGATATTCGCGATATGACATCGTACCCGTTTCAGGGATGTATTCTGTATTGGTCTTAAGGTAGACACCGTCTTCGTGAATATTCAAGCTCTTATCGTTTATTATCAGTGAATTCACCGTGGTTTTATTGTGTAGTAATCGCCAATATGCCAGAAAATTAATACCAAGATTAGTTTTCGTCACAATATCGGTCGATGGGAGATTAACTCGCGAGAATCGGACGACTGGCTCCTGAAGACTCAATAACGAGGTCATATGTAATTCATCATTTGGTAATATATTTGTGCGGCGTAATTCTGTAGATATTTTGGTTTTGTGTTGTGTCAATATAGTTTGCCCCATAATGTGTTGTTGGGTGAAAAAACGCTTCGACGAAACAAGTTTGTTTGAAATAACTGTCGCATTATAATCATCTATATTGTTAATTATACTGGTAATTGGTGTATTTATTTTTACAATCGCCAATATATCGGTTTTATTTTGTGGAGGGCGATATGGTTTGTATAAATAATCCATTTTGCGCTGTAAATCGATATATTTATTATCGCTTTGGGTCTGACTATTGTCTTCATAATTATTGTAAATATCGCTCTGGTCCTGAAATTCTGTCTTGTAATCTAACGAGGTAACGTCTGAATACTCGCTCTGCTCATCTGAGAATACACCATCTATATCGTATATTTTTTTACTGTTTTTTACAACAGGTATAATCCAGAATAATTTATGTTTTAATTCTTCCAACGAATCCACAAGAGGTTTGTGCTCGACGCCAATTTTATTAGGAGACATCGCGTTACCATATTCGTCGAACAGAGAGAACTCTTTGCGTAATTGTAAGAATCGTTCAATCATCATATGGATACTGTTCATAACATTTGCTGTTCGTTTATTATTTGGAATCGCCGCGAGCAAATCATCTAACATATCGGCGGTTTGTTTCTCAATACCGAAACGCTGTTGCGAATCGGGAAGGTCAACGAGTTCAGATATTTCATCTAAGTCATCGCCAAATTGTAGCTCATCTGCGGACATTATTAATTTTGTTATGTTATCCTTAAAATTATTACGGGCGTCGGTCTCTTCTGTCGGCGATGTCATAACTTCCTCCTCACCCTCCTCGCCTGTGGTCTCCTCTGTGGGGATTTCTTCAACCTCAATCCTGGTATCGGTTTTGACGCTATTTTCAGTAATAGGAATAACCGATGGAGCATCACGCGTGGTTATCGATTTAATAGGCATATTCAGGGGAATACCTTGGTAGGCAAAGTCAATATAAAAAATATCTCCGTCAACGCTTTTAATTTCTATTTGGTCTTTTTCTAAATTTGTTATTTGTCCTGTAACTAACAACGGAATGTCTTGTTCAAAGAAAATATCTATCCACGTCCCCAATGTATACCCATTCTGGATAGCGTAGCTGGAACTATCTGCTCTACTTTCTATGGATATAGACACTATTGATTCGTTACTAAAGTCTCCATTGGCGTCAATATATAGAGTTATGCTTTCGTCTGCTACCAACGTTATTTGTGTGTTGTCAATATATTCTACTAAAAAACGCTTACCGTCCAATGATGTATCTTCTGGTGCGGTTATATCTATAATATCACCCAATTCAATATATACCTTATTTTCAGACGATGTTTCGCTCATTATCTTATACTTATAATAGATATTTATATGATAATTAAAAAATTGAATACGTCGTGTATGATTAAATCAGTATCATAACAATGACGATGTTCCAGTACAACTACAAAACGATTGCCGGTGTTGATATTTGCGAGCTCTACGGCGCGGACAACGCAAATGTCAAGAAGGCACTAAATCTAAACATTAAAACTATTCAATATAATGATACCCAGTATGGGATTATTAAATACGATAAGAATAAACTGACCGCAGACAATGTTAACACTACTGGGATGTTTCGCTCGGTTGTCTATAAAAACAATCGAATTCTCGCCGTCTCGCCACATAAATCGGTATCTTATGATTCATTCATTGCGCAACACAATCTGGAACAATGTATCGTGGAAGAATATGTGGAGGGAACGATGATTAACATGTTTTACGACCCAGATATTGAGGAGTGGGAGCTTGCCACTAGGTCAACCGTTGGTGGGAAGGTTAACTATTTTATCAGTAGTTTCACGAACATTAATTTTAGGGAAATGTTTCTAGAAGCGTGTAATAATGCGAGTTTGGAATTTGATATTCTCGATAAGACGCTATGCTATTCGTTCGTGCTACAGCATCCTAAAAATAGAATCGTCGTGCCATTCAAAGAAACGCGAATTTATCTTACAGCGTGTTATCGTATCAACGAGAATTTTATGGTAGACGTCGTTGATGTCGAGACAATTAAAGATGCGCTTGCTGCGGCAAATATTCACTACCCCAAACGTTATGAAAATATCAACGAGGTATACAATTTGACAGAGCTAATGTCATCATGTTTCGGAGATTATACTGTGGTTGGGTTTATGATTCACAATTACGCTTCTGGGATGCGCACTAAAATCCGCAACGAAGGAACATACGAGTATGTTAGGAAGCTTCGCGGCAATCAACCCAAAGAACAGTTTCGCTACCTAGAGCTTTGTCACGATGGACGTCTTGACGAATACCTAACATTCTATCCTGAGGATTCGGAATCGTTCAATAAATATCGCGATGGGGTGAATGAATTCATCGCCTCGCTCTACCAAAATTATGTAGATTGCTTCATTCATAAGAAAGACCAGCTTAAAAACTATCCGCATCAATATAAATCACATATGTATTCACTCCAACATCTATATCTAAATACTATTAAGCCAGGCAATATGCAATACAATACTGTCGTAATGTATATTACCGGACTACCGCCGGCAAAATTAATGTATTCGCTTAACTACCATCTACGGAACTAAAGTTGTTTCCATATGAGCTACTGGCTCAATTGAGTAATCTGATAGTAAATATATAAACCATAGAAATTTTTAGCAACAATATCTAGTAAATTATAACTTACATTTTTTACATTTGGAGACATTATAGCGGCGACGCCATATAATGACCATACGGATACGAGAAATGTAAAGAGTTGTTTCCCTATAGTTGTAGTTGCGGCGTAGTTATTGTAAATAAGCTCGAACGCCTTGTAAAAGAATCCGAACCCGATAGGAATCGCTATATATTTAGAAATTGTATTAACTTCACCAAGATAGCCAAACGCTAACATTAGAAAGTTAAATCCGAATAACTTCAATATTTGATCTTTATTTTCTTTAATGAATTCCATTGTTTTTAGTGGTTTGCTTTCCAATTCTCCGCGTTCCTTTCTCTCTTGATATTTCATAAACATAATAGTTGAGAGAAGCATAGTTGGGGTAGTAATCACCCAATCAATGTATCGTCTCGCTGCCATTTTTTTTATATTCATAACAGAAAACGCAATCCAAACATAAAATAAGAGCTCGATAAACTGAACGGTCGTTTCGAGAGTTAATATGTCCGATAGTATAGCATCTTTTTCCTCTAGTTTAATGAAAAGACCTTGTAGAGGTATCAATCCTGTAATTATTTGTAAAATTAACGAAAACCAGATAGTGTTTTTTACCGTTTTAATTGTGAACATTTAAAATATATTTAGATAATTATTTATCCGCGTAAGAATTATATTATATATGACTAATGTATAATAATGCCTACGACACAGAAAGGAGGAAAAGTAATGAAGGGTGGTATGGGTGGTATGGGTATGGGTAATACTATGGGTGGTATGGGTATGGGTAATATGATGGGTAATAATATGGCCCCTGGTATGGGTGGTATGGGTATGGGTGGTATGGGTATGGGTAATATGATGGGTAATACTATGGGTGGTATGGGTATGGGTGGTATGATGGGTAATAATATGGCCCCTGGTATGGGTGGTATGGGTATGGGTGGTATGGGTATGGGTGGTATGGGTATGGGTGGTATGGGTATGGGTAACATGATGGGTAATACTATGGGTGGTATGATGGGTAATAATATGGCCCCTGGTATGGGTGGTATGGGTATGGGTGGTATGGGTGGTATGATGGGTAATAATATGGCCCCTGGTATGGGTGGTATGGGTATGGGTAATATGATGGGTAATACTATGGGTGGTATGGGTATGGGTAATATGATGGGTAATACTATGGGTGGTATGGGTATGGGTAATATGATGGGTAATAATATGGCCACTGGTATGGGTGGTATGATGGGTAATAATATGGCCACTGGTATGGGTGGTATGATGGGTAATAATATGGCCCCTGGTATGGGTCCCGTCCCCTCTCTTATTGGTGGTGGTAAAAAAACCAAGAGACGTAAGCCCAAGAGAGGTCGGGGTGGTAAATCCAGAAGACGCCGGGCAGGTAAAAAAACTAAATCGCGTGGGGTTCGTAAGGCTAGAAAGGGCAATAAAAGAACAAAGTATTCGCGCAAGTAAATAATAATTAAATAACTAATATTTTTATTTATTATTCTGTTTTGAATTCATCGCCAATAGTTTTATATATGATGGTTGCTATATCTGCAACGCCTACAAGTAGAGTAACCAGGTCTATTTTATCCTTATTATTAATGAAAGCAATTCTAACAATACTTTGATTTATATGCGGGTGTGGTTTGCTAAATCCGCAGTATGTGAGATTGTTGGTGCTCGTCTGTTCTTCGGTATTCGCTTTATCAATCTGGTAATATTTAGTGTATAAAATATACTCCAACACCTTACCAAGCGTATGGTCCTCGTTCTCCAAAACAATATCGTAGCAATGTTGGATAGTAGAAGATGACTCTTTAATCATGCTCTCATTGCTTTGAATGTCATCGGAAAATTTCTTCAATTTCCCTATCATAACATCAGCTGCCTTATGGACAATCATATAATTTGTGAACGGACCCACGCTCTCAATCGTAAAATCAAACGAGTCATTCATTATAATTCTTTTCGCATCAAGCAAGTCCCAATCCTTTTTAATGGACGCAATACTATCTTTAGTCTCGCCAGAGGCCTTGAGTTCCTTGTTTTTATTTGTCCATACCTCATTAATTTTAATAGGGTCAATCGACGCACCATAACTACAAGTAGAGGCAACATTAAAGGCACTGTCCTGTTTAGCCATACCAATATCTAATTGTGCCGAGAATTTGATATGCTCGCCTGGAATAACGTCGGATATTTTAGGACGCAACCTAACTAATTCTATGAAGTCATTTGATATGGAATCTGGTGGGAATATTTTTTTCACCTCGCCATCGGTCAAGTATTTATCGTTCTGTGTATTTTTGATTTTGAAATCGCCAGTTGTAAGATACATTATGGCATCGGTATCGTTCTGTAGATCGGCCTCCACAACATAATCCTTGTGCTCAAAATCCGTATCCGTAATGTGAATAGGTACGCAGCTTAACCTCTGTTTAATCAACTCATTATTCATTCGTGTTGTATTTAGCTGAAAGTCTACCAGATTCTCTTCGTATGGGCTCGTGCGAAAGACAATCGTAGGAATTTCCGAGAGGATAATCCTCCTTAAGGCGTTTGCGATGCTTACGTTCACACCGGACAACGTAAATTTTAGGTAATTATCATCAGTTACGAAGTTACTTATTTTAGGGTCCATGATTTACTATATAATATAACCAAATAATTAAATCAATTTTTAATTAGTTTAATTTAAAATTCGTAAAATAAATTACATATATAATGAGTTCTATTCTTTACTATAGTAATTATTGTAATAATTGTAAACCGCTATTACAGAAGTTATCGCAAACGTCGATAAAGGATGATATCCACTTTATCTGTATAGATAAGAGGGTGCAAAAACCAGACGGAATTACTAACATCGTATTGGAAAATGGACAAGAGATATTGCTACCTCACACAATAACAAAGGTCCCTGCACTAATGCTTCTTAATCGAGGAAATAAGGTGCTGTTTGGAGAAGAGGTAACAAATCATATTCAACCTCAAGAAGTTGAACGAAACAATGTATCTACGAACAATAATGGAGAGCCGCTCGCATTTTCTCTTATGGACGCGACAACTTCTGGGTTTGGTGTCGCGTCGGACAATTATAGTTTTTTAGACCAAGACCCAGACGAATTATCGGCGCAGGGCGGAGGCGGAATGAGACAACAACACCATTACGCAGATTTGGGGTCATCGTATGTTATCGAGACCCCACCGGACACATATAGCCCGAATACGGTAGGCGAAGTATCTATGGATAAATTACAAAGCGAAAGAGCAAACGATATTAAGAATTAATCATAATAATATTAAAGCATTAATAATATTATTATTAAATGAAACACAATTATATTTGTATGGTAGGTGCTGTTCCATTTGGTATATTCGGATACATCTGGGGGTCACTTGCGATGATGGCGACCTCGTTTATTGGAGTTATTTTTCATATGCATCCAAACAACAATACACTTAAATATCTGGATTTAGCTATGAATTCGTGTTTCTCGCTGAAAGCAACTATATATGATTACAAAATAATGACATTGGCTATATTTTCCGGGATATGTTATACAATAAATAGTTATGTATATAATAACTACAATACTAACAAGACGTTGTGTAATATTATACACGTCTTCTTAGTACAATTAGCTGGTGTATATGGATATTACTTGTTGCGATGTCACGAACCATGTATCGATTTTTATTTTGATTGCATACACGATTATGTAAATTCTACGATTATGTAAATAATTATCTAATTATAATAGTTTAAAAAAATAATAATACATATTTCATATGGATAAGTCTCAAATTCTCAAGGGATTCAACGACCACTTTGTAGAGTTTGTTGAAGATATTGAGCGCGTATTCCCAGATGATGACGATATTTCCACAGTAAAGGCATCATTTATTCAAATGCGAAAGGCAAATCCTAAATTAGTCATTAAGGCGTTCAACGAATATTTTTTGAAGATATATCGTAGTGAGATTGAGTCTGGGAATATTGATTTTTTTATCCACAAAGATTACAACACAGATTTATCTGTCGTCGGAGATTCGGATTATATTCTCAAGAAGATTGATGTTCTCCGCGAACCCGTTAAAAATATGAATTCTGATGACAGGGAAACAGTTGTTAAATATATACAAAATCTGTCAAAACTATGTGATGTATACTATCGTTGATATTATAGAAATACAACAATACAATTATTTAATTATAGTTTGATTTAAAAATAAATTACGATTCAAACTATATTATGTCCGATGAGAACGATAATTCAGGGCCTAGTGAATTTACGGAAGAACATTTTAAATCAATGATGGAAAATTTAAATAGTCCAGATTTATCAATGGGTGATTTAAAATCAATGATGGAAAATCTACAAGAAGTAACAGAGACAATGGGGGGGTTAAATGGATTAATGGAAAATCTAAATATGGGTTCAGATATCTCGGGTAATTCCGAATCTGAGAACCATATAAGTGATTTAAAATCAATGATGGAAAATCTACAAGAGACGGCGGGTTCCATGGGTGATATGAAAGGGTTTATGGATAATCTAACCGCTAAATCTGATGTATCGAGTAACCCTACTACCGAAAATCCATTAGATAATCTCAGGAAAATAGTGTATGATTTCACTAACGATTTATTAACGACTTTCCCGGAGTTGAAGAAAACATTACACCCTAATTTGGCTGCGATAGTTGAATACAGTGATACCGACGACGCAAATATAAACGCAATTAAGGAACATTGTTTGAAAATATACCCCGAGAAGTTTTTCGACATTCTATATCAGAACGAAAAACTATTTTCAGGCGATGAGCCGATTTATCTGCTTCCTGGTATTGATTTCCTATTTGTATGGAGTGAAAATATTAGCGACGCAACAAGAAAGACAATTTGGAAATATCTACAGCTATTATTATTTGCGTTGGTATCGGATATGTCTGACACGACCTCGTTTGGTGACACGGCGAAATTATTCGAGGCAATTGATAATGACGAATTTAAAAGCAAATTACAGGAGACTATTTTTAATATGGACACAGGATTTGACAGTAGCGGAAACGACGCGGGAAATAATGTCGGTGATGGGAATAGTGGTCTGCCCGACCCAGAAAAACTCCATGACCATATGAACAAGATGTTAAATGGAAAATTGGGCAATCTTGCGCGCGAGATTGCGGAAGAAACCGCGTCTGATATTAATATTGATATGGAAGATGAATCGTCAGTGAATGATGTATTCCAAAAGCTATTCAAGAACCCCACAAAATTAATGGATTTAGTCACAAAAGTTGGAAGTAAACTGGACACAAAAATTAAATCGGGGGATTTAAAGGAGAGTGAACTTCTCGCAGAGGCAGCCGAGATGATGCAGCATATGAAGGATATGCCCGGTATGGAAAACATACAGAATCTTTTCAGTAAGGCTGGTTCTGACAAGATGAATACTAGCGCGATGCAAGCACAAATGAAACGCAACATTAATTTGGCAAAGCAGAAGGAGAGAATGCGAAGCAAAATATCAAAACCCGCCACACCACTAATACCAGAGGCAAACATTGAATCGGTTGAGGCGGCAAATCAGGCGGCGATTGATTTATTATTATCGGAGGGTGTCAAATTTGAAGATATGGAAAATGTTATATTTAGTACAGGTGAGACATATGAAAAATCAGCGCGAAAGCAAAATATGGATATTGAACCGAAAAAGAAAAAGAAGAAAAAGAAGAAGAAACAGAACAAATAAAACCTTTAAATATATATAATGACTACTCCATTTTGGATAAACGAACCAAGAATATTATTAGACATTGATAATGTTTTTAAAATTTGGCCAACCAGGCTAATGAGTAAAAACGAAAAACTAAATTCCATCTCGCGTCTTATTATATTATTAACCGTTCTCGGTTATTTCGTAACAAAAGAGTTAAAAATAGTGGTTACTGGAATTATAACTTTAGCAGTAATAATTTTAATTCACAAAATTCAAAACAGACAAAAGGTATCTATCTCTTCTACGGAAGCGTTTACAAATGCTAATTACTATGAACTTATTAAGGATGAATATAGCAAACCAACACCTATTAATCCGGCAATGAATGTGCTACTTACTGATATTGCGGATAATCCAAATAGGAAGGCGGCTGCACCAACATTCAACCCGATTGTAGCGGAAGACATAAATACCGCAACAAAAGACTTTATAACCAGCGAATTTAAAGATCCGAATATTGACGAGAAATTATTTAAAGATTTAGGGGATAATTTCGCATTCGACCAATCGATGAGAACGTGGTATGCTACGCCAAATACCCAAGTGCCGAACGACCAAGACAAGTTTGCCGAGTTTTGTTACGGAGATATGAAGTCTAATAAAGAACAGTCGTAGATGATATTTGAAAGCCTATTAATTCAATAGTTATAAAAATCAATAGTTATAAAAATCCATAGTTATAAAAATCCATAGTTATAAAAATCCTTTAATTTATATAAAAAATATATATTCATTATATAAATGGCCTCTGTCTATGATTATAAATTCAATCAGGGAACCCGTATTGGAAATGATATGTGCGACCAAAGTCAGCAAACAATTCAGAATTCGCACGCGTCAACATATATGTTAAATAGCTACCAGTCGCAATGTCCTAATGAGACTGCTGTTGACTTTGCCACCAACCATTTAGACGTGAATTTCACTGGAAGTCATCAGGTTGGTATTGGAGGATGTAATATCGACCAAAACTCTAAGCTCATGCGTTCGTCGCTCTCGAAACCACGATGCAAAATCAGTTTAATGCAGCGGCCATTTACCACCGTTCCGTTTTTGGGTAGAGGAAACGCGAACCCTGTTATGGAGTCGCAAATTCAACAGGGTGAGCTGGCGAATAATCGCAAGAGCATCACACAGTCCTCCGAGCTATCTTACATGAAATACCATAATACACCAATGATTCCCTCGCTACAGGCTACTGTTAATAATCCGGCGAACTTGGTGGAGGGAGTCGCGGAGAAGGGATGGATTCGTGGAGGAGTTCCGTCGCGTGAACTAGCGCGCGACAAGGAGTATTCGACTCAATAAGTCTGTAATATAATTAGTTTAAAAAGTATTTTAATAACTAATTATGTATAATACCGAATTCGTGTGCACGTATAAACAACACGATGAGGATGAAAAAGACGATATGTACAGAATTCAACTACTTCAAGTGTATAATTTAGATAGATGGGATGACGATAAGATAAATAAAATTATGACAACCATTTTTGAGAAATATGCGAATTCTACAGACATGCGCGATATTATAGCGAGGGCGCGCGAGTCAGATAAATTAAGCAATATTAAACTCTATATAGGCGACGATGATTTAACGATATTCAAGGGTATGTTTCAATACGAACTATTTGACCTAATACATTTGTGTATATGTGATTTAGTAGATAAATCCGAGAAAATTAGCTACCTTAATAAAAATACTCTTATAAATAATCTATAATCATACATATATATGGCATCTACACGTAATAAAAATACGCCTGGTAATTACAAATTAGAGCAAAAAATTAATAAATTATCTAGTAAATATGATTTTTATAAATATTCACAGCACGGTCCAGCATATGAGCCAACAATCCCGAGTATTGGGTTTTTCCCAAACGCAATTTCCAGAGACGCACTTTCTAGCAACCCAGTAGAGATTGAGTCCGCCTTGTTCGGGATTAACTCCACTAATCTGGTTGACCCGAAACCTAATACCATAGCACAGCTTAAATATATGCCAAGAAAGGACTTCTTTGAGCGCACACAAATGATAATGCCAAAGAAATTAGTAGTTGAGAATAATCAACGACCACTGCGTTCATAATTAATATATGAAATTCGTTATAATATTTAAATGTTTAAATATTATAATGAGGAACAGGTCTAGTAAAATGAGGAACAGGACCAGTAAAATGAGGAACAGGACCAGTAAAATGAGGAACAGAGCTAGTAAAAAGAGACGAGGAGGTTTACCACAAGACGTAGACTTATATAATATAAGTAAGTGTAAGTTGAGTAATGAATATATAAAGGGATTTGATAAAGATTATAACTGTAAGCCGATAAAGCCTAAAACTATGAAAATTACAATGTCAAGCACAATGTCAAGCACAAAGTCAAAAACAAAGTCAAAAACAAAGTCAAAAACAAAACCAACTAGTAGATTTACTATTAAGAAAAAACCTAATATTAAAAGGTCTCGTTCAATAAAATCATCACAACCAAGTATATATTTTGATAAATATCGCAGCAAAGACGAACTAACCACGCGTTACGCAAATACAAGATTAGAACGTCATTCGCCTAGTAATGTAAAGCAAGAGAAAGGGGACCCCAATAAAATCTAGAGAGAACTACGGATTATCCTATCAATTCGCGGAAAGAATTGCATTTCATCGAGTAATTTGCGTTTCATTTTTTTTATATTTGGCAGGCGCCGACTGTATAAATCCGACGTTATTGCGTTCGAAATTATTTCATACGCCTTATCAAAATCGTCAAGGTCAATCGCTACATACGAGAGGGGGTCTACATATCTACTAACGTCGGGCGCCCCACAATAAAAAACCAAACTTTCGCACAATATTGGTTCCCACAGCTTCTCAGTAATAAACCCGGGTTCGAAATTGTTCTCACACATAAAATAATATTTGTATTGTAGTATTCCCTTTGATTTATTTATAAAAGGAGTTACGCCTCCCTTGTAGTTACGAAAACTATGTTCATTGTCCATATTAAATATGTCAACATCAAAGACCGAGTTTGATTTTGATTCCAAATACTTTAAGAAATCGATTCTCTTTATGTGCCCTGGGTCAAAATACTTGCTGCTACAAATAGAAGATATAATACCAGTTTTAATAGGCGTCTCTTGTAGTTGCGCGTATGTTTTCTCTAGCTGCCAGAATACATTGTTATATGTTTGTGCCCCCCTACCAATTACTGCGAGATAATCCTCGGGATTCGGGGCGGCCCAGTTACCCCAAGTATTCACACCCCAATTCTTTCCATCACACCAAGGCTCCATCTGAAATATAATTGTTCTTTTTTTATTATGTGCGTAATATAATGGATCGTCTGAGCTAGGTTTATTTATGATGACAAGATAGTCATATGGTTCGTTGGCGACCAACACTATATTATTCCACCTACAGGATGTCTTCCCCATTACGCCAAATTCATCGCGCGCCTGCGATGATGAACAATAATTTGCGACGATTTTAACGCGCACATTTGGCGGCATAACATGCGATGGTATGTCTATTACAATACTTTCGGTAGAATTTTGAATGTCCGTATCTATGTGTTTTCCTCCTTCATTCCAGTCAGTGAATGCTATTTGAGGCCTAATCTCCTTCTTTGTTAACTCTGGTATAGTTTTCATTATAAGATAATCAATTCCGTGTTTAATACCCGTAACACTTAGAGATTGAAGTATTTTTTGTGCGGCATTTTTATTGATGCTGTAACAAAATAATCCTCCAATATAATGGTCGGTGCTTAGTTCATATAAATGTGGGGTCTCATCATTGCGGTAGAGCGATTCGACTCCTTTTCTAACATCAGAAAACATACTATATCCTAGCATTACAGTATCGGTAACCTCTAATTGACGACTAATTTTTAAGAGGTCCGTAAACCACGAATCTTTTAATTTTATATCATCCTCCATAATAATATAATATTCGGTTGACGTGTCTGCCATCAATTCTTGCCATAACTCAATATGACTAATTGCGCAACCAATAGCGCCTGGGTTGCTATTGAAGTCGTTTCCGACGAACGAAAGCAGTCTCGGGTCATCGCTCCGCAATAATCGGCCATCAACCGCATCCTTGAAATCGTATTTAGTGTTTTTCAACTCGCATTTCATATTCTCTCGACGGTCAATGCGGCGGGCCAGATTTATAACCTTGATGGGCAGAGCCTGCGGTGAAATATCTATACCTTGGCTCACATTATTCAGCTCGTAAGAGTTCATGTCATTATTCAACCCTCGGTTACCAGCCAATTTTCCAATATGTATACAGGTAATCTCATCAAAGTATGCGGTTTTGTATCCCGCATCCACGAATTTGTTCGCATAGTCCAATTCGAAAAATTCGTTAGGTGTAATAAAATCACCGAGCGCCTCTAATACATCCACGCTTGTTATTCCGGGACGAAAACTGTAATGAGGCCAGTATCCGCAAGGCGAATCGGACGCGTCGTGTTTGTGTAGCAACATTCCATCATCCAAATGTGTTCCGCATATCCAGGTTATATCCGAAATAATTTCGGCATATCCTTTGTTAAATAATACCTGTTTAACTCCTTGGTCTGAATATTTATTAAGACAGTCAATTCCTCGCGAAATATAATTATCGGATTTAATAAATTCCCAGTCATCCTCTATATGAATCCAGTAACGTGCTCCACTTGCTAGAACATAATTATGAATCAGGTTCATACTGCTGCGGTGCCCTTTTTCATAGCCTTCCTTTACTATAAATTCAATCCATGGATATTCGGAGATTAATTCTGCGAGTTCCTTTTTTTCAGTTCCATCGTCTACACATATAATTTTATCTACCATACCAAAATCCGTCCAGTTGCGGGTCATCGATTTAATGGTTCTGCGCAACAACTCTGGTCTCATACACGATGTCATCGTAAGAACTATGTTTACGGTAGTTGAACATTTTGATGGTCTGAAATCACCGTTAAAATGAAATATATTATTGTATTTTTTTATATAGGTATCCAGAATATTTCTATCCAGTTTATCTGTGCCGCTTGATTTACTTCTCATATATTTATACACATATTTTTGAACAAACTCAAATGTCTTGTCGAGATAATTCTGAACCGTAATGTCGTCGGGAATAAAAAATTGACTATTGTGAATTGTATTATTGGCTATTGATTCGGGTAAATAATCGAAATTATCATATAGCTTTAACTGCGCCTGTCGCCCCTTTTCATAGTTACCATATTTGTGTGCAACTATAATAATAGTGATATACATCTTATAATCGTGTATTGAGTCATTTATAAAGAGGGATTTGCCTTCTCTAGGATTAATAGTATTGGTAATATCAATACCCGATATCAATATATTAGCTAGATTATCTTGTTTACTGGTTAGCAAGTGTTGAATTGCGAAATATAGACCCTCCCACCTTTTAGGGTCGTATGTTAATGTTAATAAGTAGTAGCTCATCGCGTTACATATATTATCTGATTGTTGTTCTAATACCCCTACCATATAAGCCGCGTAGAATTTCTCCTGCTGCCAACAATCCAGCGCGAGTGTTTTTTTATACCATTCAATTGCCTTGATTGGATTTTTCGCGTCCTTGTAGCTCTGCGCACAATAAAACGCATAACGATTCTTTAACCACGCCCCGCGCGTATTATGAAACGCTTCCTCTAATATCACAGCGTCCTCATGATATTTATTGGGGTTCATACTTCGTCTGCCAGTTCTACCCGAGACAAAATGATAATCCCCGGTTACAAGCTGCGATTCGGTCATTTCATCCTGTCCGATGATTACCTCGTGTAAAACTCCAAAATATTTCCATTTTTTACGATTGTTAATGATGGACGTTCTTTTATATGAATACCCACCACCAAATAATACCATATAGCTATCTTTTGTTAAATCATTAGGGAGTTTAAAAGACCCGTGTATCTCATCGTCGGCATCAAAGATAAAAAGGTAGTCTGTTTTACCGAACGCCGCCTCCAATGAAAGGTTTCTGTTGTGCGAGAAATCCGTCCACGCATGTCGATGAATCTCACCTGGAATATTTAAACACTTAAAAAAATCCTCTATTAACTCAATCGTATTATCACTTGAGCCAGTGTCGCATATAACCCAATAATCTATTTTCACATATTTAATAATATTGATAAGCGTCCGCCCAATTATATGCGATTCGTCCTTCACAATCATATTTAAACATATAGTTTTCATATTTTATGTATAGCGTAAATGTTTTTATTAATATTACGACTATATATATATGGCTTTCACCAGATTTCATGATGACAATTCCAGAATCGAAAAACAATTACAAGAATTAACGGGTGCTGGTCGCTATATGATGAACGTGCCGGGACCAGGCGATAAGCCTTGTTTTATGGACGACCCATACCTACGTTTACAACAATGGGGTGCGAATTTAAACACGAATGCTATTAATTTAGAGAGCGATTTAATGGGACTAACGCGCACGGCAAATAAAGACTGTATTAAAGCGAATAATTACCAAACAAAAGCAGTGAAAAGTTCCCGCGTCAATTATCCAGTATGTCAGTCTATGACAGAGCAACCACGCGCAACCCATCCAGCCTGGACAGCGAGAGATTTAGAACAAGTAAAGTGGGATATTCTCCCACACGACCCGCAGGAGCACACAGCCATACCGTTTCACAATAATTTAAATACTCGAATTCTAGAGAAGGACAACCATAAAACAAATTATCCTTCTCTCCAAGACAAAACGATATTGAGCGAGGGTATATGTATTGGTGGTAAGAACAACCCATTAATAAGCTCTTCATCCTCTATTAAGACGAGATAAACCCAACTTCCCGATTTACTATTCCGGCTTTAGTATTTATATAAATATTATATCATATTGTATATATATAAATGGCGATTGCGATACCACTAATAGCATTAGGTAGTTTATTTGTGATATCAAATTATAATAAAAGAGATGAAAGTGACGAAATTGTTGAGGGGTTTGAAGGCGACGCGCTATTCCCAAACGATAACACCGACAAATATCATAACATCGCAGCGCAAGATAACCTAACCGCGAGTAGATTTCCGACCGAGACCGACGTCATATCTACAGGCAACGTGAATAAATATTCAAATCCGAATCAGATGACCGATAAATACTTTAAGCAAACGGGCGATAAGGTTTACCAGCGTGTGGTTACGACGAATCCGCCCGGAAGTGTAGGGAGTGGAGTAATGAGACAGTCTTCTCTTACAGGAGAACCACTGGATAAGAGTAATTTCAAACATAATAATATGGTTCCTTTTTTTGGAGGCAGAGTAAAAGGGGCTACTGTTTCGGGAGATCAGGCCGAAAGCGCGCTCGATAATATGCAAGGTGGCGGTTCTCAGCACAACCGAAAGGTGGAGGTCGCGCCAATGTTCAAGCCAACCAACAATATGCAGCACTCGAATGGTGCGCCCAACACTAGCGACTTCGTTCAGTCTCGCATGAATTCAAGTCTGAAACAATCTAACGTGAACCCATTTGAGTCGATGTCGGTTGCGCCTGGATTAGATAAGGGTTACAATACCGATGGTGGGGTTGGATTTAATAGCGGGATGGAGGCGCGCGACAAGTGGATGCCCAAATCGGTAGACGATCTTCGCGCGGGAAGCAACCCCAAAGTATCCTTCGATTTAAATGGTCACCAAGGGCCAGCTAATTCAATAATTAAAGAATCCACCAATATTAAATCACAGGGTAAGGTGGAGCAATATGCTCCAGATACGTATTATGAAGTCGGTCAAGAGAGATGGTTTACTACAACGGGCACGCAAAAGGCCCCGACTGCTCGAAGTAATGAGATTGTTCCGGATACCAACCGAAAGAATACGTCCACCGAATACTATGGACCGCAAGCAACGCAGAATAGCGCCAGTTACACAAAGGGTGTTTACAAGCAGCCACGCCGCGTCGAACTCAAACCGAATGATGTCACCAATATATCCGCCATTGGATATAATAATGGGCCTGCTAACGACTATGGAGTGAAGGGATATAAACCCCTACCCAATAACCGTTCCACAACGACCCATGCCGAAAATGTGGGAGGCGTTCATGGTATGGTGCGCGCGGTAATAGCCCCAGTATTAGATGTATTGAGGCCATCGCGCAAGGAAAACGTAATTGGTAATATTCGCCCAACAGGCAATGCGGGTAGTTCGGTCGCCAAAAACCCCGTTTGGAACCCGGCCGATAGGACCAAGGTGACGAATCGCGAGATGACCGAGGGCGCCGCCGACGGAAAGTATCTAAACATAGGACGCCAAACTTCAGACGGATATAGCGTGACCGACCATCAACCAGTTAAAGTTCAGCGAGACACCACGAACAGGGACTACTCTGGAATTGCTGGTCCGAACTCATACAATGGTGATAAAAACTACGAGGCCGCATATAATCAAAGAAATAACGTAAATAAAACATACAAAAATAGACCAAATCAGGGTGGTACGCAAATATTTAACCAGAACGACAACGTTTCTATTAACAGACGTGATGCCGACAGAAACAATAACCGAATGTGGGCTCCAAGTTTAGGAGCTACCACGATACCGTCAAAGGATACTTATGGAAAACAAATTTCGCCCGAATATAACAATAACAAGTCTAATGACGGTCGCCTTAATCCAGACCTATTAAATGCTTTCAAGGATAATCCATATACACAAAGTTTAGCCAGTTGGGCCTAATTACGAAATATTAATATTTTACGAAATATTAATATTAAATATATTTTTAATTAGTATCAATATGGATAATGTTACACACAAAGTTTTAATTCATACAGATATAAGTGAAAAATTAAATCATTTTATTAACGAAAATAAGATTCCAAATATAATATTTCACGGTCCTAGTGGTTCCGGCAAGCGCACTATCGTTCATAAATTCATTGATGACATATATAATAACGATAAGACGACCATTAAAAATAACGTAATGTATGTATCGTGCGCGCACGGTAAGGGGATTAAATTTGTGAGGGATGAACTGAAACTTTTTGCGAAAACACACATTAATTTTAAAAATAAATATCTATTCAAGACTGTAATACTATCAAACGCGGACCAGCTGACAATAGATGCCCAATCAGCATTAAGACGTTGTATTGAGTTGTTCAGTCATTCCACGCGGTTTTTTATTATTGTTGAAGACAAATACAAATTATTGAGACCAATATTGTCAAGGTTTTGCGAGATTTACATCCCACACCCCACTATTAACAATTATAAAGTTAATCTCCATATACATAACAAAAATACGGATAGCAAATACAAACTAGAGCGCGATAAATGGCTTAAAAAATATTTAAAGAATTTAACAATTAACAATTATAATGAACTAATTAGTATTTCAGACAAACTATATAACAAGGCGTATAGTGGTTTAGACATCATTGATTATTTCGAAATGTCGGATTGTGATATGACAAAAAAATACCAGCTATTGTTAGCATTTAATAAAGTTAAATTAGAGATAAATAATGAAAAGTTATTAATTTTCTTTATTTTAAATAATATTTATTTATGTTCAAATGTGAATTTAGAAAATATGTCTTTTATGTAAATGGATGATTATTCGTTGTCCAGTTTATCGGAATCCAAAAACGAATGGTGTTCCAGACTCGTAAACACGCTGACGCCTGCAATTATCGATGGATTACGGTCAATATATAACGAGTCTCTTCAGCTCTGTATCGAAAATGACGAGGAGGACAAATATTTAATGACGTTTCAGACATTTCTAAGTAGAATCCCCCAATGGAATGCGGCTATCATTAAGGCGGAGAGAGAGCGGATTGAAACTACTACAAACTGTGGTTATTTAGAAGAGTTGATTACATGTGTCCATGTAATTCAATTGAAGGCGCTAACCTGCGTAAGAGTTGGGGCGAAGCAAAAGAAAGTTGACATTGACATCCCGTCTAGCGATGGGTTTATTCACAAGGTATATGTTAATTCTGCGCGAAAGGTCTATACGAACATTTATCTCTTTGAGAAAGACATCCCACCATTAGATATTCAAAAAAATAGTCGCGAGTTGGAGATTATCATCAAGGAGAGTATTCTTAATAGCATTCGCGATACGATGCCTATTGATAAGATTTTAGTCGCCTATATGGACGAGACTGAGGAGGAAGACATCGTAGTAGAAGAGAAAATTATTCACGAGGAGATACCAGAGGACGTGAAGGCCGCAGAGCCAACCAAGGCGCCCGAAGTAGCCAAGGCGCCCGAAGTAGCCAAGGCGCCCGAAGTAGCCAAGGCGCCCGAAGTAGTCAAGGCGCCCGAAGTAGCCAAGGCGCCCGAAGTAGTCAAGGCGCCCGAAGTAGCCACGCCACCGACCGGTGACTATGTCAAGACACCCGAGCCAATCAAGACGCCCCAAATTACAACGTTAGCGACCATCGACCCACCACCATCACTTCCAGTGGTTAAATCTAGCGATAGTATCAGTTTCTCGGATACCGATAGCGCATTAGATTCTACTGGAACCGAAATAATGGTTCCGGCTCCAAAAGATATTCAGCATTTAGAGGACTTGAGACGACGACGCGAAGAGGAGGAGGAGGAGGAAGACGACGACGATAAACTCAAAATTGGCGGGAATATAGACTTGGAAATAAGTGATGTAAACGACCTGAGCAAAACATTAAAACTAGAGTCGCTGCCAGTATTAGATGACATTGAAATATTGGAACCATTATAAATGGATCATTCGTAAAAAATTTATTTTAATTCGTAAAAAATTTATTTTAATTCGTAAAAAATTTATTTTAATTCGTAAAAAAGTTATTTTAATTCGTAAAAAATTTATTTTAATTCGTAAAAAATTAAAATCAATTATAATTTAATAAATAAATGGAGCAATATATATTTTATGCGTTGTTTATATCTGCGTCCTATATTCTGATTAAATTTATAGAAATGAAGGTAATATTAAAAGAATTTAAACCATTAAAGGAAGTTATTAGAGAGACGATTATCGTTTTTATAAGCGTAATCATCGGAATGTTCTTATATTCGCAGGTATCCGGAACTATTAATATCAAGGGTTCACCCAATGCGTTTGTAGGAGAGGCAGATTTCTAAAATATCATAGCAATACTATTATATTTTAGCTTCAATATAAATTTAAATTTGCTGTTTTAAAGTGTCGATATTCATTATTTTTGATTTTTTTATTTTCTTTTTTGAAACAATAAACTGGTTGAAATGTGTGTTTTGTAAAACGGTAGACGGGACATGATTGTTTACCGTTCTAGCAATCATTTTATATAGTTTAAAGTCGGGATATCTCTCGTCGCCATTTGTTTTGTATAAAACGTTGCGGTTTTTATCATCATAACACCATCGTATTATAATATTAATAATATCCGATTTATCTTTTGTAACATTCTCTAAATCATCTACAAAATAATCAAACAGAGAGCATCCAAGTCTACATAAATCGAAACTAGTATTTGGTTCTAGCCGCGGCTTGTTGTCATTGAAATAAGGTTCACAGTTATATTGAGTAGCCGCGTCTCCTTCTGGGTGGTAGCTATCGCTGCAAACTGTATGTCCGCGAAATTTATATATTGCCCTTCCAAAATCTATCAGTTTAAATATTTTACCAAATGTAGGAACCTTGTAGTATTTGTCATTACACTTATAGTATAAATATTGTTTCTCTGTTTCCACATACATAATATTATTGGTGTGTAAATCATTATGTGTGAATGAAAATACCTTTTGGTATGTAATTAACATCATCAATATTTGAACCACAATAGCGCTCAGTTCATCGTCCGTTAGTGTATCACTGGCTATCAGTGTATCTAGCGTATCCTTACATCTCTCTAGAGCGATTAGTTGAACCGGAAACTCTTTGATGTTAACATTTATTACTTCATCTGATAGTGTAGAATCCATACTATCGTCATCGCTATCGTCATCGCTACCTTTGTCGCTGAGAGTAACAGAACAATTATCAGAATTAGATGACCTAGATGAGCACGAGTCGTTTGATTTATCATCGACATATTTATCGATATTACCTTCGTAGAATAATTCGGGGCCAGATGCGGCGGTGTTACCCGATGTATCTACTGTATAAAATAGTCCATTGATGTCGTCTAACAATTCAGTCTCCGTAAAATGTATTTCATCGTTCCCTATTTCGCCGCCTATTTTGATATTGCTCTTGTAATTTCGCGTATTCTTGTTTAAAAGTTCGTTATGAAAAGAATTTTCAAGAGTAAAGAGCGTTGTCTTATTTTTGTGAAAATAATCGGAATCATACAGGTATTCCACCTCATCATTAATATCATATATGAAATTTCGTTTAACACCCAAGAAGGAACCATAAAAATCAATACCATGTGTGAAATCATTATCGTTTAGCATTTGGCTTGTTAAATATGAAAAGAAACTGTCAACATAAGCAGAATTATTTATGTCGCATAGTTTGGAGTGTGAGTCGGTCTCTCCAAAACGAGGCAACTTTATCAAATTATTGTGTGAGGTGTCGTATTTCCCAGTAATATATTTGGTCGGGTCTAGTAAAGGGCTGTATTTGAAAAACATCTGCTTTTCACGAATCGCGTTGCTAATATCAGATACTTCTCCTATGAATTTGTTTTCAGATTCCTTTGATTTAATATTTTTTATATAATATTTGTGGTTCAGACCAATAGAGTTGTAATTATTTTCATTAAGGCTGAAAAAAATCTTGTAAATTGGAACATAATTCTGAATATTAGAGAAATTTGTTAACTCAATATTTTCAAAATTGCTAAATAAATTAGTGTTATCATATTTTTTATAAAAGAATTCCATTATTTAGAAAGCTATATTATAATAAACTAATATCTAACTCATATATATTCGGATAAAAGAGTGCTTTTTTTTCTTAAATTCCTATAAATGACTCTAGAATTAAGAAAATTCGACATGTCTCAAATCAGTTTCAGACCAGACGAAAATAAGGGACCTGTTGTTGTGCTAATTGGAAGGCGTGATACAGGTAAATCATATTTGGTTCGCGACTTACTTTATTATCATCAAGATATTCCTATTGGTACTGTAATCTCTGGAACAGAAGCGGGAAATGGATTTTACGGTGGTCACGTTCCAAAGTTATTCATACACGATGAATATAACACCGCAATCATTGAAAATATTTTGAAACGGCAGAAGACTGTATTGAAACAGGTGAAAAAGGAAATACTGAATTATAATAAATCGTCCATCGACCCCAGAGCATTTGTAATACTTGATGATTGCCTTTTTGATAATAGCTGGACAAAAGATAAGATGATGAGGCTGCTTTTCATGAACGGTCGTCACTGGAAAATTATGCTCGTAATTACAATGCAATATCCTTTGGGTATCCCCCCTAATCTCAGAACCAATATTGACTATGTGTTTATATTAAGAGAACCCTATATATCGAATAGAAAACGTATTTGGGAAAATTATGCCGGTATGTTTCCTACGTTTGAGAGTTTTTCACAAGTAATGGATCAATGTACGGAAAATTTTGAGTGTTTAGTAATAGACAATAACTCAAAATCCAATAAATTACACGACCAGATATTCTGGTATAAGGCGGAGCCAAGAGGCGATTTCAAACTAGGTTCAAAAGAGTTTTGGGAGATATCAAAAGACCTAGAATCGGACGAAGAAGAGGACGTATATAATCCAAATACTCCCAAAAAGGGTGTCACTAAAATTAATGTTCGGAAGAACAAATGGTAAATTTAAGCTTTGGTTCAACACATTTATTTTCGGCTATAAATACTTCTTTGTCAATAGCAAACACGAAACTACAATCATGTGTCTCGGGTAAGCGATGATTCATACAATATATATGATTACACCTACACTTTCCCGCGTGTTCCTCGACAACTTTAATTTTTTTATTGCACTTAACATGAGAGCACACTAGTTTTGTCATTATTATACTTAAATATTCTAGATAATATATTTAAGTATCAATTTTTTTGATTATGGTTTGTAAACGCTTATTTTGAAAGCTCAATCGTCTCGTCAACCACCGGTTTACCATCGACATTTGTCTTGGTAGCGATTTCAGCACTAGCATCAGCTGCTGCTTCGGCTGGCTTATTAATAGTGAGCTCGCTTAGACCATGGTCGTTGTTCTTATCAATCACAACATTATCATCTTCGAATAGCTCCTTACGAATATCAGATACGGTAGTCTCGTTATTAAACTTATTCTCAATACTATTCACGTTGTTAATAGAGACCAGATTTCCATTCTCATCAATCGTCTGCGTTAACACATTGCCACTCTCGAGCGCCTTCTCCTTATTATCGTCAATCGCCTTCTTCTTGCTCTCCTTAACGCGCTTATCAAAATCGTCCTTTGCCGATTTCTCATTCTTATCCTTCTCGCTCATTAGCTGATTGAGCTCGTCTTCAAGATACTCCACACGGCCAGTCTTATATGCCTCTGGGTGAAACGGAATCCACATTCCAACCGGACCAACATAAACATCGTGGTTCGGGTCAATTTCGCGAAGCATCTTACATCTCAGCTCTGCCTCCTGTTGCGACGGAAAACACCCACGCACCTTTAATCCGCGCACGCTCGTTTTAAAGCTGTGCTTCTCATCGAACGCCTTGTCTAGCGACTCTTCGTTGTTATCTACATAGGTCTTATACTCATCATCGAGGGTGCTCGTGAATAATTTATCCCGCTGGTCCTTCACAAAATCCTCCATATCCTTTGTTAACTCGTCAAATTCTAACGCATCGTATTTATATGCGAGAAAGCTCAAAAATTGCGTATACTTTTCTAGTGATTTAGACATTTCCCATTGCTTTAGGAATTCATTAAAAAAAAAGATGTTTTTCTCCTTAATAATCTTTTCGGGAGACAGAAAAGAAACGCACGCGAACTTTTGTCCGGCGATAGGCTTGTCCTCGTCCAACAAGTCGACATATTTAGAGTTTAATGACCCGTCCAAATTTATTTTTGTGGTAACGCCTTCGGGTTTAGTTTCCATATTATTAATACATTCGTTAATTATTTAAGCTTTTTATGGACGATATATATATTTTTTTCTTATTAATATTTATAATATGGATTTAATAAACGGACTTAATATAAGTGAGTTAATTAAAAGGGCGATTAAATATTTAGTTGAGGGTATTATGGTGGCTCTTGCCGCCTTTTTGGTTCCGGACAAGAAGCGCACCCTCAATCTGGACGAGGTTGCCCTAATTGCGCTATGTGCGGCGGCCACCTTTAGCATTCTGGACACCTACGTCCCGGCTATTGCGGTGAGTGCCCGTTCGGGTGCCGGCTTCGGCATCGGTGCCAATCTCGTCGGTTTCCCCCGCTAAGCACGCGAGAGATAGCAAGTTAATCTAGTAAACAATCCAAAATAATATCTGTAACAAAATAGGTATTATTTAAATGGTTGGCACGAACTCCCAATCAAGCTCGTAGCATATCTTTTTCCATATCTCATCTTGTTCTATTCGTTTCTCTCGGTCCTTTAACATAGGAAAGAACTCTAGAAATTGCACTTGATTAAGGAGTTCGCATAATTTATAGACGGTATAATAATAATTTAAAAAATTAACTCTGTCGTCGGGGCAATATTTGGCGTAGGGTGCCTGTATTTCCATAAACAAATTACACAGCGTCTCCTCTAACTCGGGCGACATTATAGGTGGTTTTATCCCTAATTTGTCTTTGATAAATGGGATATGCTCATAATATTTATTGTATCCCAGTTTTTTGAGAATCTCCTTTGCTTTTTTGTTTGTTATTTGATGAAGTCCAATTCGCTCCTTTTTAATTTGGAGTTTTATATTTAGCAATACTTCATCCGGAATCTGTGTGGTTTCCTTCGCCTGAAACTGGGCTAATATTTCGCGAAAGTGATTTATTCTTTTGTAAGCATAGAAGCAGAGCTCCTTGGGTGGCTCTTTATACGATGACTTTTCATTGTCAACCAGATATTTCAAGGTTACGTGACAATTATTACATATTAAAATTCCCTCATGGTCGACTGGAATCAACTCGCCTTTATTACACGAGCTACACACGTCTGTATGCTTTATGAAGCTGTCAATGTTTAGAAAGGTATCGTCCACATTCACCAGATATTTTTGAACATTATTCTTGTTCTCTGTTGTACATTTCTTCTTTTTTTCAATATTAAAAAACTTGTCTAACCTGGTCAATTGATTCGTTCCCTCCGATATTTTCTTCTTGTCTTCAAAATAATCAAAAATGATGTTTGAATTTGTCAATAAATAATCCTTTTCCTTTCGTTTTGAATCTCTAATTTGGATTCTGATTGATTTTATTCGCTCTTTTATGTCTAGAATATTCTCTACGGATAACCGAGGCGTCTCTTTATTATCATTCAACTTCTGTTTTAGGGTTTCTTTTTCGTTTTCTAGTGTTGGAAATAAATTATTATTATTATTGCTGAATTCCTCAAGCATATCGCTGTGCTTTCCATCAAGAGTAGTTGTATGTTTTGAATTAACCACAATTTTTTTTGTATTTTTGTGTTTAAATCCAACCATTTTTAGATATATTAAAGAAATTTATTTAAATAAAAATATTTTCGTGTATATTAATTATACATTATCTAATGTGTTTTTAATGGAACGGGAGAATGTCTGTATATCTACCTCTCCTGAAATTGAAATAGATACTATTAAATTACAAAAAATGTCATTCATCTATAACGCACTTGAGTCTGGTTGGACTGTAAAAAAACGCAAGGACGCATACGTTTTTACGAAAAAACACGAGGGCAAGAAGGAGATATATTTAGACACTTATTTAAGGAGGTTTATTGAGACAAATATAGATATTAATAAACTGATTTAGAAAATTGTGTTGAACTAATAAATCATAAAATAAATTAATGTGAAATTCATAAATTTATTTTCTTTAGCATATATATAAAATGGGAGGTGGATTAATGCAACTCGTCGCTTACGGTGCCCAAGATGTCTATCTTACCGGCAACCCGCAAATTACTTTCTGGAAGGTGACCTACCGTC